CGAACAGGTTCGGAGGTAGTTGTCAATTGACCGCGTACTACGGGCCAGAATGGGAAAGTCTCGCAAGCCGAATGGTCGGTCGTTGGTGTCCTTCGTTTTCCGGCAACACCGGATTGCAATTGCCGGACACGATGGGCCGGAATCATGGCACGCTGATTAACTTTTCGAACAACGGCAATGATGCGTATGTTGCGAGTCCTGACAAGTTGGCATTGGATTTCGACGGGTCAAATGATTTTTTTGTCGCCACAATTCCGCTCCTTTCAGGGACTCTTTCGTTTTCGGTGTGGGCCAGAGGAGTTCCCGGAAATGCGAGCACTAATTACATAGCAAGCATACCGGTAGTTAGCTCCGGATCAAATGGGGTCGATTTCAAAAACCCAACAAACGTGCAGGCTAATTTATCGCTAAACGGAACCTTCGTGACGATTAGCTCTGGTGTCGACATTCGAGGCCCCTGGAGTCACTTGCTTTTGGGGTATCAAAATGGAGTTGCATTCTTTTACGTCAATGGAATTTTGGTAGGCTCTCAGGCATGGGCGAACGGAGTGAACGCTTTGAGTTCACGAGAGTTAAATCTTGGCAGGTTTGGGACGTTTGGGTCTTATTCTCCGGTGCGACTCGACGACATAACTATTTTTAACGCCGCCCTGACCGCCGGCGAAATAAAATTCATCTACGAGCAGGGCCGAGGCGGTGGCATGTTGCGAGAACCACCGAGACGCCGTTCGTTTTTCGTGCCGACATTGCCGTTACCAGTACGCCGACGTTCGAGCCGATTTCTAGCATTCCCAGGTTGATAGGTTGAGCCATGCAAATTCGAGCCAGGTTTCAAAACTTATTTTAAAAACGCAAAACGCGAAATTTAACCAGTGAACAAAATCGACATAGATTCGGACAAAGAACGATGGTTGAACGCGATCGCGAAGAACGCGGGGATGGTCACGGCCATTGCCAAGGAACTGGGTGTCAATCGCAAGACCGTGGCGAAGTATCGCAAGGAAGTCGAATGGGTGGGCGATGCTTTTGATGAGGTTGAGGCCAAAGCGCTTGACGATGCGGAGCAGACCATCCAAAAAGCGATCAGGACAAACGCAAAGGTTGCGGGTTGGTACCTCGATCGCAAAGGCAGGGACCGAGGGTACGGAAAGGAAGTCCGGGTAAAAACCGAAATGACCGGTCGATTGATCATCAAGTTACCGGACAACAATCGACGCTTGCCATCGACTCCGAGACCGCCAACGGAAGAGGTACAGGCCGATGGTAGCGAGTAACCTCGACACGATCCTAGAACCGAACCCAGGACCGCAAACCGATTGCTTTGAATCGGAGGCCGATATTGTCATTTATGGCGGCAGCGCCGGAGGTGGCAAGTCTTGGACTATAGTTCACGATCCATTGCGATACGTGGACTTGCCAGGGTTCCGAGCAATCATCTTTCGACGGACCTATCCGGAGCTAACGGGGCAGGGCGGATTGTGGGACGAATGCCAACCGAGCTATCGAGCCCTTGGCGCTAGTCTTCGAGACATTCCACACCTGGACGCGGAATTCGAATCTGGTGCACGGATTAAGTTGTCGCATTTGCAGCATGAAAAGGACAAGTATTCGCATCAGGGCTTGCAGTACGCTTTTGTCGGGTTCGACGAGTTGACGCACTTTACCGAGACCATGTTTTTCTACATGTTGTCTCGATTGCGGACTACATGCGGAATCCGTCCATACGTGCGTTGCACTTGCAACCCAAAGCCAGGCTGGGTTGCTGACCTCCTTGCTTGGTGGATCGGCGAGGACGGCTACGCAATTCAAGATCGCATTGGGAAGCTTCGATACTTCTATCGCGACTCCGAAGGGATCTTACATTGGTCCGACTCGAAGCAAGAATTGATCGAGGAATTCGATGACATCGACGAAAACGACATCATGTCGGTCACGTTCATCCGGGCGACGCTCGATGACAACCCCAAACTGCTCGAACGGGATCCGGGCTACAAAGGGCGGTTGAAAGCCCAATCCAAAATAGAGCGAGCCAGATTATTAGACGGCAACTGGAATGTCGCCGAAGGAACACAAATCGATTCAGCTTGGGTTCGTAGATACGTTTGCAACCAAGCTGAGTTCCACATCACTTTTCAAGATCACTTCTACAGGATCCCTTTCGCCAAGTGCCAACGCTTTGCCACGATCGACACGGCTGGAACATCTAAGGAAAAGGCAGCGGTAACGCGTGGCAAGCAACCATCTTGGAGTATCTGCGCGGTATGGGATCACCTGCCCCATTTGGTCATGCCGGTTGGGGACCGAAAGGTGATTCTCTCGGAGCTGCTGTTCCTGCGATACGTTTGGCGTGGGCAAGTAGATTGGAGCAGGCTGGTAGCTGGCGTAGACGATACGCTCGCAGCATGGGAAGTGCCAAAGGCATACGTCGAGAATGCTCACTTCGGGCCGGTACTTGCAAAAGAGGTAACCGCGTGCAAGGTGGAGCTTGTGGGCCCGTGCATTCCAGGCATGGGAGACAACTGGGAAGGGGCTAAGCTAGAACGTGCGGTCGCTTCCAAAATGCTCGCTCGTTGGGAGCATGGAAAGATATTCGTCCCCCTCGAACAATCCGATTGGCTCAAAGCGTACTTGCGAGTACTTTTAGGCTGGACTGGCAAGCCGGACGAACCAAACGACGACATTGACGTGACCTCCTACGCCGCCTACGTCTCGAAGCGATCGAGCGCGGCATGGGGGGGAGTTATCAAAACGTGAGAAACAAAATGAGCAGCGCACCACACGGAAAAAGCCAAGCGAACCTCGTTGGAGACATCGAGACGCATGCAACTGACCCGATTCTAAACCAAGCGACGGTTGCGTCGGTTCTCGGTGTGCATAAAAGTACGGTGCACCGATGGCTCGAAACCGGTGCGATGCTTGCGGTTCGGAATCCGAAGGGCATCCTGAAGGTACGCAAAAGTACCGTTTTGAATTTTGTTCGTTCTTCCAAATGGGGCGACGACAAAGCGGTTATTGAAACATTGGAAGGGATCGAGGACGAAGAGGTTTCGCAATCCGTAACGGTCGACCCGGTCGACGAAACAAACAGAACTGAGGAGCTGGTAAGCGATGGCAATACGCAGATGGTTGGGGACAGTGGCAGCGGTCAAGCAAGTAACGACAATCACCATCGGCGGAACAATCGCCATCGGTAACACGTTGACGTTCACGGTAGGGTTTGCTTCGCTCCCTATCGTGATGACGGGGGCTACGACGGCACTAGCGGCAACGCAAATCACGGACGCATTGAACGCTAGCGGAATCCCCCCTGAGTTCTTAGAGTTCACCTATTCGGTTGCGGGATCCGTCATAACGGCGACGGCAAAGGTGGCGGGTGTTCCGATCGTAATATCGGGCGTTGTGACAACCGGTTCGGGCACGATCACAATTGCAACACCAACGGCGGCGACAGGTCCAAACTTTGTCGACGTTGCGGCCAACTGGAGTGGCGCGACTCTTCCCGTGGTTACGGACACCATCGCTATCGAGAGTGGTCCGCCTATGCTTTATGGACTTGAGACGATCACGGGCTTGATGGCAAGCGTGGTCATCGAGGCGGAAATGTCGGAAGCGATCGGACTGCCAGAAACAAACGCGGCTGGCTACCCTGAGTATCGAGCGCAGTACTGGGCGATCAACACCTCGGCATTGACGATCGGCGGCGGTGCCGGGCGATTGTCTCCAAGGATCAAGCTGAACCTTGGAAGCGTTGCTACTGCGATTGTTATCGAGAAAACTGGGCAGCAATTCGGTGGCGAATGGCCAGTGCAAATCATCGGTGGATCCAACGCGACGGCATACATTCTTGGGGGCCAGGTCTCGTTTGCGGGCCGAGCTACCGAAGTTTGTTCTTTGACGTCGTTGAATGTCGCAGAAGGGGCAACGGTTATTTGTGGTGCAGGGGTCACGCACACAACCATCGATTCCACCGGAAGCCTGCTTTTGGCGAACACGGTCACAACGTTGCGAGTACACGGCGGGACGACGTACCTCCAAGCGGCGGCGACAACTTTGGTAATCGACGGCGGGACATTGGTCTATCAGGCCTTGAATACTCTTCCGAGTGTTACTGTTGGTCCTGGTACGCTGGATCTATCCGACGTCAGACCGCGAACTATCACGTCGTTGACACTCAAGCGAAACGCGACCGTCCGAGACCCCAGAAAGACGGCGACCATCACTACAACCACGATCGCGGCGGATTCAACGACCATCACAACATCGGGCTAACACCAGCGGTAACCGAGTCGCCGCCAAGAGACCCGGAGTTGAGAACTAGGTGACCGGCGACTTTGGTTCACCGCTTTGTTTTGCGAGAATAATGATGGCGATGAGTTTACAGCAGGCATGGGCACATGTTAAGGCATTGTGGCCGAATGCGGAGCGATTGGATCGGCACGATGGGAAGACAACGGCTTGCTTTAAAAATGCGACCATCGTGGTTGGTCCGATGTTTTTTTATCACATTGATCCAGGCATTGTGGATTGGCCGGTGGGGGTATCGAAGTTCGATCCTCAGCAGCAAACGATTGACCATCCGAAGGAAAACGACAATCCAGCCACGAAGGAAGATTACGAAACAATGCACGATTACCTGTATCCGAAAAATGATCGCAAGGAATGATCGGCCTAACTTGTTGTCATTGTTGCGATTGTTGCGTCCGTTGCATGCGTCGCTAGCGGTTTCTAGAAAGGCTCTGCATACTTCCATCCATGAGCGGCAAGTATCGTAAAGCGATGTTGGAGGTAGGGACTTACACGAGTCCCGACGGCGAGGTTGTCGTTACTCCCGAGCGATTGCGACATTGGGAAAAAGAAGTCAGGCGTGTACAGGAAGCGAACTATGTAATTCCTATGCATTGGGATCATGCAAGCGACATGGAGCTGCTAGAACCCATAATGCTCGATACCCTCCATGAAAACAAAACACGATCGGCCAAGAACACTGTCGGGAAAATCGTCGACTTCCAAGTAGCAGCGGACGGGCAAGCGGCGAACATCACGCTCGAGACTCTGACCCCCGAAGCAACGCGGGCAGCGGCTTCGAACACTTGCTTTGTGTCACCGGTACTTTTTTCTGAATGGAAAGATGGACGCGGCAATCTCTATCGGGACGTCATTGGGTCGGTCGATTTTGTCGACTACCCGGTTGATGCGTCGCAAGGCCCTTTTGAACCCGTTCAAGACCAACCGCAATTCATGTCTTGCGTAATTCGCATGGCCACTAACCCAAGGATTTTTAGGATGGCATCGGAAAAGGATCCAAGCAGCGCCGAACCATTCGGTAGCGAACCAGCAGCAGACGCGACATCGTACCCGGTAGCCGAAGGATCGGACGACGCAATCACCACGGACACCACGCCCCCGCAAGCAGGCGGAACCAGCGTATCGGACGTCCTCGAAGCCTTAGCCCAGTTGGGGCTCGTCTTGCCTGCTGACACCACAACCACAAGCTTCCTGGAACGTCTAAGGCCTGCATTGCTGACCGCTATCGCTGGCAAGCAACAACCTCAAGTTGAGCAACCAGCTACGACTCTCCCACCGGAAGAGAACCAGCAACAACCAGACAATCCGATCATGTCGGAGCAACCGCAAATCGCGGCCATGAGCGCGCTCAAGAAACGTATCGAGACTCTCGAATCCGATCGTATCGAAGCGACACGGGTCAAGCTCAAGGAACGAATCCAAGCTTTGCTCACGTCCGGGCGATGCTTCCCCCACGAAGCCAATGACAAGACGCGACTACTCCAAGTCCAAAAGCTTTCCGTCGCAGCGGATTGCACGGTCCATAGCGGAGATTTAGACGTGTGGCTGCGATCGCGTGAAGTATTGCCAACCGGAGCTTGTTGGGACGCTACGCAGAAGGTCAGCAAGCTCGGAACCAAACCCGTCGAAGCTCCACAGAGCTATGACACCAAAGGCTCTATCTCGAAACGTGAAGAGGACGAAGCTGTCGCAGCTTTGACCGCTCGCAACAAGTAACAAGGAACTGCCGGAATGAACTACGGACAATTTGGAACACCTGGTTTTACAGTACTCGCCGAAACGGTCGATTCGGAACTGTTTTGGGGTGGCGACGCCTCGCGGATTCACGTGCTGACAAAGCCGGGGATGGTATCAAGCGCGACGGTTGATGCGGGCGCTACTCCAACGTGGCAAATCCGAAAAGGAATGCTGCTTGGCAAGATTACCGCATCCGACCAGCATGCGCAATGGAACCCACTGGCAACCGACGGTTCCCAAGAACTGGACGGCGTCTTGCAATTCGAGTTGATCACACAAGACGGAATGGGGGCCGCGAAGAGGAACGCGGTGCCTATCGTTGTCGTAGCACCCTTGAAAGCATCCTCGTTGATTGTGCTGGGCTCGCCACTCGTTGGCAGCATCCACGAATACACAGCCCGTCGTCGCCTCCATCAAATGGGTTGCGTTCTCGACGATGACGTGAACGGGTACAGGGCGGGCGTTGTACCGCGATCGCAAACGAAGATCACGGACTACACGGTTCTGGCAACTGACAACGGTACAAGGTTCTTCGCTGATACGGCCAATGCGAACTTCACGCTTCCAGCGATCCGAGCTGGATTAAGTTTCGAGTTCATGAGAGTGAGTGACCACAACCTTGTCGTCACTTCCGCCGAAGGTGACAACATCATCGTTGGCAATGACTTGTCCGCAGACTCGATCACTTACTCGACAGCCTCGAACAAGATTGGGGCACGCATTCGGGTCTCGTGTGAATACGTAGGAGCGACGCCAACTCTCAAGTGGATTGCGGAAATCGTACCGGTCCCATTCAGCACGGGCGCGTTCCTTACTCAAACCTTGGCAACCTAGTAGTCGACACGGCGACTAGCTCACACGACTAGCTCACAGATTCTTACTTTTTAACAGGATGTTTTGTCATGCCAGCTCTACAAACCCTATTGAACCCACAGGTTCTAACGCGAACCGTTAGCCAAGTGGCAGCGAGTTCCGATTGGCTTGCGGCTTTGTTTGGCGTCCAGCCGGGCGGCAAGAACATCATCAACCAGGGACATGGACGCGAAGGCGCATTCCATGTCTATAACAACACGCGGAAAGTTGCCAGGGGTCGAACACCTGGATCAGCGGCCGCACGACGTGCACCGCAACCGATGGGAAAGGTAATGTTTTCGTATCCACGAATGCATGATTCGGTCTCGCTTGTTGCGGAACAACTTCACAACTTGTCGAAAATCGACGATCCAGCGGTACGAGACGTAGCAGGCAAGGATATGGTTTCGCGACAAACCACAACCCTCGGGCAACTTGCGGCCAACTGGCGCAAGGTGCAGTTGATGGGAATGCTTCGCGATTCGCTCTACGTCGCGAGAAACGGCGACGATGAGTACTTCTCGTTGACGGATCCG